TCGTGACTGGTGCTTTCGAGGATTCGGGAGGCCGCTTCGGTGTGGGAAGTGCAAGACGCCGTACTGGGATGTGGAGGTAGGTAATGCAGGGATACGCGACGGAGTTGGAAGAGTTGATAGCGGCGGAGGACAGGATAACCGAGCAGTCGGTGAAGGCTTGCCAGGGAGACGTGGTTCTGGGCAGAGAGTTGGCGCAGCGGGTGATGGCGCGAACGGAAAAGGAATCCAGAAGGGTGCGGGGGATCGTGAGACAGATGTTGCCGGAAGTTCAGAAAGCGTTGGTAAGGTATCACGTGGGCGCGTAGCTCAACTGGAAGAGCATTCGGCTCGGCCTGCTCACGCGGTTGGTTGCAAGTGTGGTATGTGTAAGATTTTGGCAACAAACAAGTCCTGACATTTACGGCGTATTTAAATACAATTTAAGTATGCCAAAGACGAAAGAAATGAGGAGCAATCGCCATGAATGAATTACTGCAAACGCTAACGCCAAAACAGGCAGGAAAATACGTGGGAATCAGCGAAGCCTCGCTGAGGCTGTGGCGTGCTGGGGGCCGAGGGCCGCGCTATTTCAAGGCGGGCGAGAGATTGATTAGGTATCGCCGCGCCGATCTCGATGCGTGGATTGAGGCCCGCTTGAGCGCTCCGCAAGTCGCGGGGGTTCAATGAGTCCGGCAGAGGCCACGCGGCGGGCTGTACCGGAATGAATTTTGGGCTGCAAGTGTTATTGGCTGCATACCCGGCTCTTACCCGGATGGTCAGGGTTCGACTCCCTGGCGGCCCACCAAATTTGACGTGTTCGCTGTGTGGTCAGCAGCAGGGGAGGGTGAATTGAGAGCCAAGCGTCAGGAGTGGATAGACGAGTTCCTTTCCCGGTATCGCCGGGGATTGATGGCGTTGAAGGTGTTGCGGTGGGAGTTGGAGGGAAAACGATGAGCAACAAGATTGTAGTACCGAAAGAGATGTGGATTGCAGGATTCAACGCCACCATAACAATTGCCGACCGTGGAGAAGCAACAACAAAATGCCTTGAAGCGGCTCTGCGCTGGCTGTCGGAGAACCCGATTGTGCCGACAACAGGAGATGTGCTTGGGCTGCTTCAGGAGCGTGTGCTGTCGGGGCGCCTGTCAGAAGAGGAATACTGTGGCATTCCCGCGACAACCATCAAATGCGTTATGCGAGAGTGGCAGCGCCGTATGTTCCTCGCGCCGGAGCCGGTATTCGATGCGACTCTAGGTGGGGCACTATTAGGCCGCACATTCACTCGTGAACAGGCTAACGCTATAAAGAACATCATCGACACGGCGGTGCATGGATGAAGCAAATCTGCTCAAAATGCAAGCACACGATCCGGCGCACAGAGCGTTGGAAGCACGTCTACACCAAGTTCCTCTGGTTCTTTACGCGAAAGCACGTCGAGCATCACAACTGCCTGCACCCATGTGATGGTCCGGTGAAGACAGTGAAGCGGTTGGCCGGCGAAGTGCCCTTGCCGTTTCCCGTCACCACAACGTACACCTACTTCAACAGTGAGACAGGGCAGGAAGCACAACCCACTCCAGCACAAGAACTAGCGAGGATCGACTGATGGAAAACGAAATCATCGAAACGAAGATGCACCAACCTGCTTGCCCCAAGTGCGCCCATGAGCCACTTGAGTTCGCCTGTAACGTAGTCAAGACTCATGCTGGACACTTGATCGCCGTGATCTGGTGCGGGGCGTGCGGGTATAGTCTGAACGTGCAGTTCGTGGGCATGGACCAACCCAAAGAAGAGAAGCCCGTGTTGGTTATGAGGCCGTCGTGAGGAGTATCATCAACCCATCCCGCAACTGCGCAAAAGAGTGGAAGACTTGGCGCAAGGAGCGCGGATGGACGCAGCGGGAGATGGCTGATGTTCTGGGCGTCTCCCTCAGAACGGTTAGAAACGTGGAGTTGGGTTGGCATCCACCTTGCTTGAGTTCCCGGCTCAAAATGGAAGAACTTCAAAAACGCTACCGGGAAGCGAGAGAATTGGAAAACTATGGCATCCGCGACGCAAGTTGTTCCACAGCCACTCAGCGGGGAAGAAATCCGAAAAGGGATAGCCTCCCGCATTTCCTCAGAGGTTCCCGAAGAACACGCCGAAGCAGTCAAGGAGATTGTGTACCTGGGCCTGGCCGCGACGTGTTCTCTGGAGTCAAGCACAGCCTACTCGAAGTTCAAGGCGTCGTGGAAGTTGGCGTTTTCCGCTCCTCGTGTACCAGCCATTGACGGAATGAACAACGGTCTTGCCGTGTGCTGGTGGGTGGACTACGAACTTGACGACTTCGGACGAATCACTAAGGGAGGAATCGGAGGCAACACTTCCAACTCAAAGTTTCGCATCTGCAATCAACTTGCCGTCATGGAATTGCCTCACATTGAAGGAGAGATTCCAGAGGTTCCACCTGACCGCTTCCGCCGCGAGACAAGCCAGCCGATCCCCAAGCCAAGAGAACTAAAACAACCTGACCCGCAACAAAGTTCGCTTTCACGGGCGGTTCGTGGTCAGGGAAAACGGAGGGACGTGTGACCCCAAGACAGCTTAACCGTCTCATTGGAATCCTCGACCGGGCTGTGAAAGTCGCTGAACGTTGGGCTGATAAGGAGTACCCTCTTGCCAGTGAAGAAGAAGCCACCATTTCTCGTGTCGGCGACAGGCCGCTCCCTCAAACCGAAGAAGAGTACAAAGCCTTCGAGCCAGAAGTCGGTCGTTTTGAGAAAGCCTTCCTCCCTCGCGCCTAAGCGCACGGCTGCAATCATCATGCGCCGACTTGACATCGACCCCAAGACGGTGGCCCTCATGCCTACCGAGCCAGCAGAGATTCTGACGCGATGCTTGGGTGGGAAACGCAAAGACTTCCCTCGCAAGCAGGTGTTTGCATACTGCGCGGCATCCACCATGCCCGTCTGCCGAAAGTTCCTCGATTCCATCGGGACCATCGGTAAAGTTGATCTGGCAATGCTTTCGTTTGAGGCGATGTGCGTCAAAGCCGCGGTAAGCCCCCTGGAGATGCTTGGAGCCATCCTTATGTCCGCCAAGTCGCTCAAGGCAACTGAGAGCGCCCTGAAAGTAATTCTGGCACACCCTGACGTGATTGATACAACCGTCGAGACAGCAAAGATTTCCGGACCCGCCGGATACTCTGACCGGAGGATGCTGCATGAGACGGTTGGGTTCCTTCCAACTAAAAAGGGTGGAATGGAAATCAATATCGGGCTTGGCCGTCCAAAAGAAGATGACGAGGAAGAAACGGACGCGGATGATGCGTGGAGTGAGGTGTTTCCTCCTCTTGGAAACAAGATTCAAGACTGGTCGGAGAACAAGCACAAGTTGCTGGAAGGTGGTAAGTAGACTTGTACTCTGAAAAAATTGTCGAACTCACGATTCGAGACTTTGAACGCAGAAATGGGTGGGAGCCTGTCTTCCATACCGTAGATGAGTGCGACGAAAAAGCTGAATACATTGAAAGCACACAGGAAATTGCATCCTCTAAGGGTGGATTACGGCGTGGATGGTTTTGGAAAGATGGCAAGGCTCCTACAGAAAGAAGAGTCAAGGAAATCGAGCGGTGGGTCGAAAATGAACGGTTCCTTTGCTTTGCTTCCGCTGAGTATTTTGTAACTCGCTATGCCTACATCCGCGCCGCCAACACCCGGTTGGTTCATTTTGACTTCCGCATTGCCCAGCGAATCTACCTCTCGTTCCTGGCCGAGTGCGACGATCAGCAAATAGCCATTCAGCTTTTCATTCTCAAAGCTCGACAATTAGGTGTGTCCACCGTCACAGCATTGTTCTTTATGCATAGGATACTTGAGGTAGCCAACACCTATGCGATTGTGGCTTCGGTGCAGGTTGAACAATCTAAAAAACTAAAAAACATGATGGACACCTGCATGGACAAGCTCCCATTCTGGCTCAGGGTGGGGCAGACTTCCACTAAAGCAAGTGAGCCAAAATGGGCGAATGGTTCTCGTCTCTCTGTCCAAGCAGGAGCGCAGGAAGTAGGTATCGGACAAGGAGACTCACCTTCCTGCCTTCATATTTCTGAGCTTGGCGACTACACGAACCCGAAGCACACGCTCGATGAAGGGTTGTTCCCGGCCTGTCACCAACTGCCATCTCTGTTCATGGTTCTTGAGGGAACCGGCTCGATGTCTACTACGTGGCAAAAGGAAAGTTGGGAACTCTACTCGTCAGGTAAGGGAAGGTTTACAGCATTCTTCATCCCCCCGGCCTGTGCGACTGACCTTTACCCTCCAGAGTCGTTCCTGAGACAGCACCCCGTTCCTGAGCCGTGGGATAGCTTCGTGACTGACCGTACCCGCAAGATGCGGCGACGGGGAGAGTTGTTTATTCGGCAGACTCCGTACCTGTCAAAAGTATTAGGCCGAAAATGGGAGATGCCGAAAGAGTTTCAGTGGTTCTGGCAATGTGGGTACGAGGAGGCGGTAGCCAAACACGCTGAGCGGGAATTTCTCGCGGCCAACGCCGTCACCCCGGAAGACGCCTTCCAATCGAAAGACGATCCGATTTTCACGCACGAGACAATCACTCTGGTAACGGAAGCGAAAGAAAAAGCTAACCTTGCCTACGCGATAACCGGGCGAACGATTCTCATGGGAAACGACAACCAACCCTACGAGCCAAATCCAGTAGACGTGAATCAGGATGAATCGACGATAGTTCTCGACTGGACCGGATTGGACGACAACGAGTACCGATGGAATCTGGTTCCCTTGAAGCAGTTTGATGACTCGACAGACGAGGCTTGCTTTGACAAGTTGATGATCTTCGAGGGGCCGCAACCAGGAGCCGATTACGCGATTGCCATTGACACGGCGGGTGGTCTTAACAAGCCAAACGAGGATCGGGCAAGTTTGAAGGTAATTAAAAACGGAGGCAGCACGGAGCCTACCGTGGAGGTAGCTTCATTTGCTTCCATCCGCGTCAACTCTCCGCAAATGTCGCGCATCGCCGCCGCTATCGCTGTTCTCTATGGGACAGATGGAAGCGGTCACATCACCTCGGCGAATCAGCAGGTGGTCAAGTTTATCATCGAGCAGATTAGAAAGCGCGGTGACGAGTGCCAAAGCCAGTTGAAGATTATGGGATTCCTCGACCACCACATCATGCTCCGCATCGACAAGAAAGGGAACGTCTTGCAGAATAGCGGACATCAGGAGGGCTGGTACACCCGCGACTACAGCCGGTCCTACCTGTTGGAAAGATTCGTGGATGCAGTCAATACCGGATGGCTGATTCTGAATGACCCAATCGTAATCAGGCAGCTTGCCACGTTCGTCAGAAAACAATCGTCAGAGGGAAAGTATGAGATGGTCCACCAGACAGGTCAGCACGACGACGCAATCTTCGCCGCCGCCTTGGGTTGGACGACATTTCACGAACTTGAAAACTCCGCGCAGCGTATTCAAAGCCGGTGGCCTCTGACCAAAAAAGTCAAAGAGGCGGTCGATTTGTGGTGCGACCGGAGTATGCTTGTGGATTCAGGAAGTAGTTATTCTTTGCCTTTAGGGGCGTAAAGGGGGTAATGTATCAACATGGGAAACGTGCAACTGTGCGGCAAGGAGCGGACGGTAGTCTACCGGGAGCTTGGTTCTTCCAGAATACTCGGATTCGGGATTGAGGGCGCCCCACCGATCAACTGTTCAGAGGGGCTGCGCTACGAGACAATCACTGTATTCCATGCCCACGAACTCGACCGCTTCATGGACCAATACCGTGCGCAGCACATCCGAGACGAGGAGCAAGCGGCTCTCGTAAGGTTGAATCGGGAGCGTTCTTTCCGACAATCCAATCGAAGTGCAATTATTGCACGAAACGCGCATCTTGACCCGTTCAACCGGGCGGTCAATTTGAGGATGCTCGACGCTCAGGATAAGATGTATGAGGAGACGCTTTCCCGTAGAATCAGGGCAGTTCCCCGGCTAGCAGCGGAGATGTACGAGGCTGGCGGTGATGACACGAGGATCGTGAAAGATGCAATGAAGGGGTCAATGTGAGACTGGAAGAGCCAGAGCGTCAATTGTCGTGGCAGGCTGGCTGGCGTAAAAAGCGTCGTGCTGACATGACTACGCAGGAGCGAGAAAGACTCCGCGAGGCCAAACGGAAACTTCGGGCCAGAATGACCACGGAACAGAGAGAGACGGAACGTATTAAAAGCAGGGAAAGTAAGTTCCGTCGGTACCATGACCCAGATTTAATTGAAAAACTAAGAGAAAGAAGCAGACTGTGGGCGCAGAATCTCGCTCCGGACAAAAAGGAAGAAAGAAAGAAAAAGCAGGCTATTCGGGCCAAGGCGAGACGCGATAGCATGACCAAAGAGCAAAGGGAGGCTGAGAACGCATATCAGCGAGCATGGAAATCTGCTTCCGAGGAGAGGAGAGATGCTTCCCGCCAGAAAAACCGCGAATGGTACGCCACTAGAGACGCAGAACAGAAACGTCGCAAAAATGAGATTGAGAAGGCGCGGCTTTCCGCTAGAGATGCCGAACGAAAGGCGCGGGACAAGGCGGTAAAGGCTGAATGGAAGCACTCCCACAGAGAAGTGAGCAGGGCGGTTAATCGTAAGCGAAAAGCTGCTGCTAGGGCTGGGGGAAATTTTACGGCTCAAGAATGGACGGAACTTGTCGAACAATGCGACCATCGGTGTTTATGCTGCCAGAGACGGGAGCCAGAAATAACGCTCACCGTAGACCACATTGTTCCGGTAAGTAAAGGCGGATCAAACACGATTGAAAATCTCCAGCCGTTGTGCGGTTTGTGTAATTCTAAGAAGGGTACTTCGATAATCAGATACGGGGTGCTGAATGCTGCATGACGATGAAACAAGAGTGCTGAGCTGGCAGGCACCGCCCCGTGAAACGGACGGCTCCCAACTAAAGGGATGGATGGACGAACTGGTTCAAACCGGCGATTCATGGGTCCAAGGACAGCCGGGAATCGCCAATCTCGACAACGACATTCAGCTTTTGATGGGGACCGGCCAGAACCGGGATATGCCCTCGAATCTCCTCCAGCCGGACATCCGCTCTTTCGTTGAGACCATTACAGACCTTCGCCAGATCGCCACAATGGGATCAAAGGCGCAACAGGCAAAGAAGACCATTGCGCTCTACAATGATATTTTCAAGTTCGTATTCTGGGATTCACTCTACATCCCCAACACACGCAAGGCTCTCCAGTGGGCCATTTTAGGCCGTGGGTACAAGTGGCAGAAGTTTGGGCGCAACAAGTTTGGATGGGGAAAGCCGAAGATCATCTTCGAGTCTCTTGGTCCGCGCGAGTTTCTTCCTGACCAGATTCCCCACAATAACGATATTGGCGGATGCTATGCCGGCACGATTGTATATCCGATGGGGATAGCCGAGGCTCATGCCCGCTTCCCAAAATTCCAAGAATGGCTCAAGCCGATCTCTCAATACTCGTGGTCGAAGTACGGATCACTAGGAATGGCGCGGCGCTACGACTTCTACGACCGGCACAGGTTTCAAGGCGACGGCGACTGGCCGAACAAGTATATTGAAATCCGCTACCACTTCATTCACGATCTCAGAATCAACGATACCGGCTATACGCAGCCAATGGGCGTCAAGGATTCAACCTGGGGCTATGATGTTCCGACGCTGGGTGACTTGATTGTGAGCGTAGACCCGAACAACGGGTTGCCAAGGTCAAGAACTGCTGAGATTGCAGACTGCCGTATGTACCCTCGGATGCGCCTGGTCATCACTTCACCATCCTGCCCGTTCCCGATGTACGACGATACAGCTTTCGATATGCATGGAGAGATTCCCGTCACGCAGCACGACGTGAATGATTACCCGTGGGCCGCGCTCGGCTACTCGATTGTCTCAGGTGTGAAGGGGTTGGAAGTCGCTCGTCGTGATCGAATGTCGGACATCAACACCGTGAAGGCTATCGAGAAAGACCCGCCCTTGGGCACAGACGTATCGACAGGCGTCTCCCGCACCCAGATGGACAAGCTCGACCTGCTCCACGCGCAAGGCGTGCGCGTGGGTGGCAAAGGCGATCCGTCCAAGTGGACTCGCTCATTGCTTCCTGAGGGCGTCAAGATCGAGGAATCCGACTTTAAGGCTGTGGAGATGCTGAATGCTGGAGTCAAGGCCGCTTTGGGACTAGCTGACATAGCTTCCATGCGGGAAGTCAAAGGCAATATGTCGGACCAGTCATTCGACAAGTTTGTTGAGAACCTGGGTCCGGTGGCTAAGGGGATTGCACTCAATCAGTGGATTGCCAACTCCAAAGACGCGGATATGTTGAAGTACAACATCGCGCAATACTTCACCGTGGACATGATTACCGACATGATCGGTCCAGAAGGTGTAGGCATTGAGACGTTCGACAATGACCCAAACACTCTGGTTCCTTCGCATCTCCCCGGAGAGGACACGTCGAACCTGAGCGCACATTCCCGACTCGACCGGGCGAAATGGTATTGCGAGAGACTCAGAGTAGTAAACACCCCTGCTCAGTTGCTTAACGTGACACATATGCAGGAGAGAATGCTTCAGATGTTCACCCTCCAGCAAAAGATTCCGATTGACACTGAAAGCACGATGGAAAAGATCGGCATCCCTGACTATCAGGTTCGCCACGAAAAGTGGAAAGAGGAGCAGTTGGAAGATGCTATCTGGAAGCTCGAAGTCGAGAAGACGTTGCAGGAAAAGGCAAAGTCTCTTGGGATGGAGCAACCACAGCCTCCGCAGCCTGGGCAGGGTAAGGGCGGTGGAAGAAAGCAGACGGGGGCTAAACCCCAACAGGCTGCGCAAAAAGGTTCTCAATCAGGGCAGGTGAGAGTGGTTAACAAAAGCAGTTAAGGAGAAAAGATGGTCAACGTAGCGGGAACAGTTCCAACACTGGAAGATGAACTCGGTATTGATGTTTTGAAGTCAGAGCAGTTCGTCACATACCGGCAGACCATTGCGCTACGCAAGCCGGAGTGCGCGGGGGCGGCTCTGGCTTATCTCCAGCAGTGTTTGCATGAAGGAAAAGTTACCGGACGTGTGCTTTGTTTGAATATGAACCAAGGCGGTATCTGCCAGATTCAAACCGAGCAGACGGGAAAAATCAGGGCTGGGTCGGAGCTTGAAGAGTTGACCGATGAAGTTTTTTCTCAGAATACAGTTGACAAGAAAACGGTATCAGCGTAATAGTTGAATCACAAGAGATTCCAGATCACTTCCTTTGGAAGATTGTGACGGCCTCAAGCTAAACAGTTTGGGGCCGTTTTCTTTTGCCCCCACAAAATCCAAAGGAGAATCACCATGGCAAAGAGCAAAAAGCACGGCTTTACCGTCAAGGGCGTCAGCGAGCATGAAGGCAAGCGCAAGGGCAAGAAGCGCGGCAAGAAGGGTTCCAAGAAGTCCAGCAAGAAGTAACCGAGGCCATCATGGACCCGAACGCATCCCCTAATCCGCAAGCATCGGCTCCCCAACCAGGCGGGGCCGATGCTGCGTCACCTGACGCGAACCCCATCCAGTCAACCCTTGGAAAGATAGCCATGATGCTCAAGCAGATGGCGTCTCAGAACACTTCTATCCAAGACCCACTCAACCAGGCAGTACAAAACATCGTGCAAGCGATTCAGATGAGCGGACAGGCGCAAAGCGCCCCGCCACAGCAGCCGCAAGCACCTCCACAACAGTAACAAGGAGAATACGGTGAAAGTCGAAGACATTCTTGCAGCGCTTGGAGTACAAGTCGATCCCGCGAAGGCGTCCGTCATTCAGGAATGGAATGGCAAGTTGACCGCCTCTGAAACCGAAGCCCAGCAGCGCCTTGATGCCGCTCAGAAGAAGGTATCTGACGCAGAAGCTCTTGACCGCATCATCAATGAAAATATCCGCACCGCCGGTTTGACGGAAACCAGTGTGGCTCAGTTGCAGGCGAACAACGCCGCGCTGACCGCCGCCAATGCTCAACTGACAACGGCTGTCGAGTCGATCAGGAAGCAGGGTTTCACTGGCATCACGATTCCAGAACTTCCCAAGACGGCTACTCAAGTGCAGGCCGATCCGATGAAAGAACTCCAAGAAACCATTATGAAGGGTTTGACGAACGTGGGCCAAGCGTTTGATGAGACTGTCCGGTATCAGCGCGTTTTTGGATCGCCTATCCCGGAAGCTCCGTCAACCATTGCCGACCGCGCCGCCAAACTCCGTCTGTCCGTTCCTGACTACATGGAGCAGACGTATCATATCGGCGCAAAGGAAAAGGAAATTGCTGCCGCCTCCACTCAAAAAGGTTTGGATGATTATGCGGCAAAGAAGGTCGAAGAGTACAAGGCCGCGAATCCAGTGACATTCGGTAATCCCGATTTGAACGGCGGGCGTCCGTCGAACTATCCCAACATCCCCAAGCCCCGCGACGGAAAGAGTCTGCGGGAATTTTCGGCAATGTCGCCGATGCAGAAGATTCAAGACGCAAAAGCTCGCGTCACAAAGGAAGTTCAATCGCGGCAAAACGCCGCGTAGGAAAGGGTAACCTGAGATGAACGATCCACTTTACAATCAACGAGACGCGGTATCGCGGGAGATGGTCCGCAAAGGGACCGTCATCGACTGGTTCGGAACCAACTATCCACTGATGACTCTCCTGCGCGAAGCGGGAATCGTTGACTTGGACTTCCAAGGCACCGGCGTCAGGACTGCGGGCATTTACGACTTGGCTCACGGTTCATCGACGGAGCCGGGTGCGACCATCAACCCCACGCGCAAGCAGATGGTCACCGACACCAAGTACGATATCCGCTTCATGGAAGCCGACCTCGAAGTAGAGCGGACGGAATACGACCTCTACAACGCCGCCGGAGAAACGCAGATTGCCGATCAGGAGATGATTGACAACTACTGCATGACGCAACGGTTGGAGTCGATGGTTGAGATGCAGGCGTACCAGCACGGACAGTGGAACTCCGGTTCCTCGTTTGGTTCGTCCGCTGGCGTGGCGCAAGACCGGCATCGCGCGATCAACGGTTTCGATGAGCAGTTCAGCAACGGTGTCGATCCGGGTCCGTTCGGGAACTACTACCTCACGACCGGCGGCGTGACGCGCAATGGTGTGGTTGGGCAGGCGTTTAACTCGACCCCGTACTACTGCGGAACTCCGACTGGCGCGGCAGGGTCAATCAACTACTCACACTTCCTCTTGGCGAATGCCCGTCTCGGCACGCTGGGCGCAAAGGCGCGGGTTGGATTCACCAGCTTCTACGGATGGGGCGCAATCGCCCTGGCCTTCCGTCAGCAGTCTGTGGTCCTTCAGTTGGATGTGAAGGAGGGGACCGACTTCGGCTGGCCCTCGGTGGACTTCAACGGCATGAAGATTCATGCCGATCCTCTGGCTCCTTCTTCGGCGGCATGGCAGACACTTCCCGGCGGCAATCCGGGTGCATTCGGCACGGGAAGCTCAGCCAAGTTCTACGACGGCGCGGGCGGCACAACGCAGCTTGTTCCGTTCCTCACTCCGACGTTCAAGCTGAACGGAGCGAATATCGCCACTGGCGCTCTGTCTCCGACCGGCTCAAACATCCCGTCGAACACGACCATCAATCCGGGCGAAGTGCTTTACTTCCTTGACCCGCACGCGATGGTTGCTTTGAAGCCCAAGCCGGGTTCCGGTTGGACGATGACGTTCGATGAGAATCGCATCCCCAACAACATTTCTTCGAGCATCCGCTACTTGCGGTATGCGACAAACCTTTTCCCGGACCAGCCGACACACGGCATGATCCTGTACGGATTCAAGGGGGTTGGACAATAACATGGCACAGACTACAGCACAATCTTTCTTTCTTGGCCCGTTCGCGGTCTACACGTCGCCGACCGGGATGGCCGATGTGAATACCGGCATCCCGTATCTTGGCGGAACGCTCCACGAGGGCGACTACGTGGACCTGACGGCAGATGAAGCCGCGCAGTGGAATATTCAGTATGGCGCGAACCTCTATCCGGGGCGCTATCGCTTTGTCCGTGTCTCTCCGAACGCCACCTACTCGAACATCAAGTTCGGGACTCCGGTGGGTATCGGTCTGGGAACTTCGGTCGCACAGGTGTTGGTGGCGGCAGGCGGAACAGGCTATGTGATTACCGCAACCGGCGCAACGAGTGGCACGGTGTCGATCTCGTCTTCGGCTGCTGGCGGCACGGCGGCTACGGCCAACCTGACAATCGTGAGCGGCGTCATCACATCGGCGCAGTTGACCTATCCTGGCGCGAACATGACTTCGGTCCCGACATTCACGCTTTCGAGCGTGCTGTCCAGTGGATCGAATGGATCGGTTCTGGCGGCGCAGTACATCAGCCCAAACTTCATCAGTTCGTTCGATTCATCCTCGGCGCAGTTGAGCACGGTTCGCGGCGTGTCGCTGACCACCATCACGGCGGCGCAGATTACGGCTGGCGCATGGATCGTTATTCAGGAAGAGGGCATTGCTCCGATTCTTGTGACCACGGCCACCAATACGGCGGCGGGCTGCTATGCGGCGGCGACGAACGGCGCGGCAGTAACGACAACCACGGCGGCGACGGCGGTTCCGGTGGGATACTTTGCCGACACCCTCGACATTGCAACAGCCTCGGCTACGGTTCGCGGCATCCTGCGCATTCCAGTTCAGCAGGGGTAAGGAGACAGCGTGAACACGAATTACGTATATCCGAGCGCACAGGTTGGCGAGTTTCGGCAAGCATTGCTTTATGCTGCCGGACCCGCCTCCTACTCGCAAGCTACGGGCGATCCTGTCTACAATCCGGGCGCGAACGAGTACATCAATTTTCCGTCCTCGGCTACCACGGTGAGTGGGAATTATGATGTGAGGTTTAACCCAACTTCGGCTGGTTACAATATCGTTCGTGCCGGTGCTCCTGCTCCCTCTCAATCGGGATGGACGGCTCGCTGGTTCTTCAATAACATCGGTGGTGGTTCTGGAGTGGCGAAGGTGACACAGAATGCCGCCGGAACTGGAATGACGCCGGGTACCTATCCGATTACGTTCTCAAGTGGAGCCGCGACTGGTACTGTGACTGTAACGGCTACAACCGTAACTGCCGCAGTAGTCACGAACCCAGGATATTACACGACTCCTCCGACAGCAACTATTGGGGGAACTCCGGGAGGAACTCCAGCGACTCTTACCGTCACCATGTCCACCGCTGCGCAGGAAGTACCAACGGGCGCGAATCTGAGTGCGGAGACATTGCAGTTTGGTGCGGTCATCTCAAGTTTGTAGGGCTATCGTCGCGGGTGGCCTTGGGGCAGGTGGCAAAAGCTGCCTGTCCCTTTTTTCGTAAGGAGCGTAGATGAGTCTTGGAACGGTAGCAATGAATTTGACGAGGTTGGTTCCCGATTCACCGTTGCCACGGTGTCAGACGGGAGTCTATCGCGCTCTGGAGGCTATCTATAATCAGACAGACTGGAGCTTCCAAAAAGGATTCTCTGGTTGGCTTGTTCCAGGGGTACTCTTCGATACCGGAAGTTTTACCACGACTCCGTACTCGAATCAGGTCATCGCGGACGCGGTGGCAACTGCGGCGCTAATCGCTTACGCCGGAATGCCGTTGCTGACGAATCTTCAATACAGAAACCCGGCATACGCGATCTACGACATTGTGGGCTACGACTACAATACGATCAATCCGGGGTTCGTGACTCTGACTCTCGACCGTCCGTGGATGGAGCCAACAATCGGGTCAGGACAGCCGTTCATGATCTATCAGGCGTACTTTGTGGCCCCAGTTCAAGACTTCCGAAAGTTCATCTCGATTCAGGATTTTACGAATGACCAGCCTATTGATTTCTGGTCGAAGACTCAAGCCGATCTTGCCAGCGATGACCCGCAGCGGCAGGACTTCTCAATTCCTCTGTATTGTGTTCCGGCGGGATTCGATAACAGGCCGGGAAGTTCTACTCCGGGATGGCCCAGATTCGAGTTGTGGCCGCATCAGGGAAACTACTGCCCGTACACGCTCAACTATCGTCGCACTGGACCATTGCCGCAGACGCAGAGCGACTGGCAGACAATGTTTCCTCCCTCTCCGATCACAGAGAATATGCTGGAGTTCAAAGCCAAAGA